TGATTGAGAAGGGCAAGCTGCCTGTAGTCGAGATGACTGATCCGCAGTCAACGAGTGGGCGCGCAGGGGAATATTGGGTCTACCTGCCAGCATGGAACAAAGGAATGAAGATGGCTTATGACAGCCGCCCTAAAGAGATTCGCGATGGTTGGCTGATGTGGCTCGGCTTAGGGCAACCTTCACGTTAAATAGATTCATCTAATTCATTCACATTCAATCGAGAAATTGCATGTCAAAACCAATAAAGCATGGCTGCATTCGTCATATCACTAATGGTATGCGGGTGCTGATCGACTTAAAAAGCGTGGCCGCTATCCGTGAGCGCACTGAAACAGCCGACAAAGTTGAGGTGCATCTTACGTCTGGAGAAGTTTTTGAACTTGATGTTGCCTATGAGGAGATTGCAGGGCTGTATCTGGAATTTTTAGCAAAAGAACGTGGGGCTATGGCAAACCCCACCAGTATTTGAGCTTAGTTAATATCTAAAAAGCTTTTATGCGTGACAGGCATTTTAGATTGAATTGCCTCTCTCAACTGGACTGACAGTTTGTTGATTTCCTCAGCCTTCTCACGATTAGAGATCGCATCAGAGGAAGAATTAACCAATGAAATAGCTGAGTTTAGAATGGCAATTAATTCTTCATTTTGTTGATTAGTCATGAAATACCTCATGTGATTGGCTTGTTTTTGGCGATTCGATCCTATCACAAGGCCATGTGTCGGGCATGGTTAAAACCCGACTCCCTAAGGAGCAATTATGAAAGAGCCTCGCTGTATCGCACAGCTGCTACGTAGAGAAAGCCCTAACCAGATTAACTTCACCATCACTCACGGTCGCGGCCGCAAGGGCATCATCATCCGCACCCGAAAGCCGGGTGTTATCGAGAAGCTTCGCCATCTGGCTAAAAATAGAGGGTTCTGGTTATGACTGTTATGACACTTGATGTGATCCAGAAACAACCGACAGCGCTTCGCGGTCTGGTCTGCAAGTACCTGGCTCAACCTCGCTGGCAGGACACTTGCGATTTTTACAATCAGATGATGGAGCGGGAACGACTGACCGTTTGTTTTCACGCTCAGTTAAAGCAGCGTCATTCATTCATGCGTTTAGAGGAAATGGACGAAGCAGATCGCGAGCGTCTTGTCTGTGCTCTGGATGAACTGAGATTCGCATTCAGTCGGTTTCGCCAGCATGGCTCGACTAAGGCGACCTTCATCAGCCGTCTTACGGTTAGTCAAAGACGTTCTCTTTTCCGTCATGCCGGGCTTACGGATCAGGAGTTCAGTATGCCGCACTGGCGATTGAACGAAGAGGACTGCTACTGGCGCGACAAACTATTCCGCGCTTTGCGAGAGCTGTTTAGCCTTTTTGAGTACGCACCAACTATTTTAACCTCGGTAAAACCTGAGCAGTATTTACATTAATTAATCTGGATTCGTTTTATTACGCGCCTTACAGCGTGGGGACTCCTTTTGTCTGGAGATTGGAAAATGCAAAAACAAAATACAGCGCAGCGGGGTATGTATTCGGTACTTCTGGCGCAGGCAGTAAGCGAAGCACAGCGCGACACAGCGACCCGTTTCTCTTCTCAGTTTGACGGTCTTATCGCGCACATCAGTAAGTCAGAACTAAACCGCACCGAGATTATCGAGTTTTTAGGTCAGGAGTCGGAAAAGTTACACAACTCGATTTTTGGTAGAGCAGATTAACCACTTTTAACAGGAAGTAAAAATGAGCATACGCATCGAGATAAATAACCAGTACGTTATTACCAGCGACCGCTATCAATTTATTTTGCAGGAAAAGAAAACCGCTACATCCGGCAAGAATGAAGGTAAGGACTGGCTGGATGTAGTGGGTTACTACCCGACAATTTCTAAGCTCGTTTCCGGTCTTGTTTTGCATGACCTTTTAACGGGAGACGCCACTCGTTTCTCGGCGCTTGAAACTCAGATTGAGCGCGTAGCGAAGCAATGCCTGGACGCCTTCACTTCAAATGGCCGTTGAACCTCGGGGGCGTATTGCCCCCTCGCCACCGCCTCCTTTCTCGAAGCACACCGATGATACATTCGTCGGTGCTTATCCCTGGAATGCTCCACGCTCTGCAATTGGCCGTGACAGACCCCTTACACGTGGCGAATTCCGTCAGGTGCAAGGTGTTTTAGGTAAAGTTAATCGCCTGCCATACGTCTTAAAAACGTTGTTCAACTCTCGGTATGACTTTATCCGTCGTACTAAAAGCCCACTTCATGGTTTCTATTTCCTTAAGAACACCGTCGAGCAAAGGGTGGGACCGCGTCTTGAGCGGGTCAATCAGCTTAATGGAATGAACGAGACCGCATCGCTACTCTTCATGAGCGAGCGAGAAAGCTATTCGCGTTTACCTGGTATGAGTGACAAGGCGCTCAAAAAGTTTGCAGCTCGTATCGCTTCGCAGCTCTATGTTGCTTATGAAGAATTAAGCGACGCTTGGGCAGATGCTCACGGCGGTAAAGAGACTCTTTTCACCGATGAGGCGCAGGCGCATTTATATGGTCACGTTGCCGGTGCAGCGCGTGCATTCAATATCACCCCTATGTTCTGGAAAAAATACCGCAAAGGGCAGATCACAATTCGACAGGCATTTTCCGCTATTGCTCGTCTGATTAACGATGAATGGTGGATTAACCAGTTTAAGGCGCAGCGTATGCGCTGGCACGAGGCATTGCTGATTGCAGCCGGTGAGGTAAATAAAGACCGTTCTCCATACGCCAGCAGAACGGCGATCCGCGACGTGCATTCTCGCCGCCTGGCTAACCTCGAATACCTCAAATCGTGCGAACTGGAAAACAAAGTGACTGGTGAGCGCATCGATCTCATCAGCAAAGTCATGGGAAGTATTTCAAACCCAGAAATCCGTCGTATGGAACTGATGAACACGATTGCAGGCATTGAACGCTATGCGGCTGGTCAGGGTGACGTCGGGATGTTTATCACTATCACCACGCCATCGAAGTATCACCCGACGCGTCAGGTAGGAAAGGGCGATAAAAAGACAGTGCAACTTAATCACGGCTGGAATGAAACCGCCTTTACGCCGAAGGATGGACAGCGGTATTTGTGCCGTATCTGGAGCCTGATGCGTACAGCTTTTAAAGATAACGATTTGCAGGTCTACGGGATGCGCGTTGTCGAGCCGCATCATGACGGAACGCCGCACTGGCACATGATGCTTTTTTGCAAACTAGAACAACGCAAACACATCACCGAAATCATGCGCCGTTATGCCTTAAAAGAAGATGGCGATGAAAAGGGGGCCGCAACGCAGCGCTTTGAAGCGAAGCACCTCCATCAAGGTGGCGCAGCCAGTTACATCGCAAAATACATTGCGAAGAATATCGATGGTTACGCGCTCGATGGTCAGGTCGATCACGACACAGGCAAGCCTCTGACTGATACGGCCGCTGCTGTAACCGCATGGGCGTCAACGTGGCGCATCCCGCAATTCAAATCTATTGGCCTGCCAACGATGGGCGCATATCGCGAGCTGCGCAAACTGCCTCGCGGCGTAAGCATTGCTGATGAATTCGATGAGCGTGTCGAGGCGGCGAGGGCTGCAGCTGATGAAGGTGAATTTGACCTGTATATCGCAGCGCAGGGTGGGGCGAATGTTCCACGCGATAGCCAGACAGTCCGTGTGGCTCGTAACGTGACTGACGAGGTTAACGCCTACGAAGAGGACATAGAGAGAGTCGTGGGCATCTACGCGACGCACTTGGGCTCTGAGCTGGTATACGTTACCCGCACAGCCGAATGGCGCATCGTTCCAAAGCTTTTAGCCGTTGAGCCTTTGACTTTAAAAAGCGGCATTGCCGCGCCTCGGAGTCCTGTCAATAACTGTGGAAAGCTCACCGGCGGTGTCGATCCGGTTATGACCCCTACACCGTCTGAGCAAGCCGCAGCGGTGTTAAATCTGATTGAGAGCAGGGTTATTGCATGGGATGACCCCGAAGTAGTGACCGTGCTCAGAAGAGCATTAAATTATGATGCTGAGCTACAGAATCGACAACAAAGAGATAGAGAACCGCTAAAATCGCAGGCAATTGCACCGTCAGGCAGGCTCACAAGATATGAGCGCATGCTAATAACTCGCATTCGCGTTGACCTTGCACAACATGGCATCAAGCCAAAACGATGGGAACTTGAGGCATTGTCTCGAGGAGCAGTTGTGATATATGAAGAGCTAAAATTAGCCTATCCAGTTATTGATTGTTAACTTGAATTTTCAGTCCATGATTAGATTTATCCCGACAAAAAAAGATTTTTGTCGGGATATGAGGATGTTATCTTAAATCCATTTTATGAAATCTTCCATTTCATGATAGTTTTTGATCGTGTTTCTTACATCTAGGCTATCATCACTTAAGCACTCTAAAAGACTATCCCACTCTGTTTGTTTTTTGCCAAACCCATATACTTGCTCGATATCACCTAACCTCCAAATGTAAACTCCCTCATTTTTTAATTTCTGATGGATATTGTGGATGTGTTGGAGGATATCATCGTGATTGCATAGTTTGATAAAGTCTTTGCTCGAGCTTCCCTTAAGTGAGTCAATTGACGTTATAGGAGTATTTAGTGTTAAAGAACCATTATTTATCGACTGATCAATGGCAGTAAGCAAATCATCACACTCGGATTTAAGGGACTCTGTGTGCGTGGTCGTCAAGAGAATAGACAGAAAATCACAATCAGCTAAGATTCTTGTTTTAATGCCAATTGAATTGATAACATTTGCCATTTTTAAAAGGCTTCCTTTTCCATCAACTGCAACAATACATGTTTTAGTTGGATTTAGTTCGGTGCCTTTGATTTTTTTGTATAATGCATATAAGACATTGGTTTCAGTTTTTCCTTCAACTAATAACACTTCCTCTGAAAATAAGAAATATGATGAGTTAGATAAACTGAACGCTGAGTGTAATTGTGGTGATGACTCTTTGTATAGTTCTTCAATTTTATCAGAGATGGTTTTTCTCGCAATTGTACCATTGGAGTCTTTATAAACTTGTATTGCATTTGATGCATGCTTTGCAGAAAGCATACTTGCGGAATGTGTTGATATGATAACTTGATAGCCATTTTCGCTTAATGTAATGAGCGACTCTCTGACCGAATTAATAGCTGACGGATGTAAGTATAGCTCTGGTTCATCGATAAATATTAATGTGTTTGATTTTTTAGTATCTTCGCTGTTTTTTTTAATCTCTGCCAGATATTGGATTAGAGCCATTTGAATTGAACGCTGGGTTCCATGTCCGAAACGGCTTATATCACGCATCACAGAACTATCTTCACGTGATTCAAAAACTTTCAAAGTGCCAGATTTGAATATGTCATCAAGAGTAGGGGTGGGGAAATGAATTTTTACACTTACATCTGGGAAAAACTGATTTACCTTTTCATTAACTCCTGTGTCAATCTTGTTTAATCCATCTAAGCGACTTTCTCCATCGTGGGAGAGGTACTTACCTATTTCCGAAATGTTTTGAGAGAATTTCTTCTCATGCTCTTTCTTTATTTCTGAAACTATTGCTAATAATATTTTTCCTATGGTAGTTGAGGTTTTGTATTTTGTTGCATCTTCAACGGCATCAGACATTGCAGGTATGTGTATTGGTTCAGGGAATATGTTGGATATTGCACCATCAATACCTCCAGGGTTTTTCTTCCAATTTGCACCATCAAATACATCAAGCGTTTTCTTTATTTTTCCTTTATCTGCATCAAATTCTTGCGTTCTTGAAAATGTTAAAGTTTCATGGATAATAAAGGGGGCGATCTTCTGTTGATTTTCTTCAGATAGTAGAGTCAATGTATCTTCTGTTATACCTTCGATGACCCCCGTAACTGATACAGGTTGTTGAGGGTCATACATATCATCCTCAGAAATGGTAGCGCCATCCAAGAGCCATTTAATTGCTAGAATAATATTTGATTTACCTGCGTTATTATATCCAACTAGTGCAGTAAAAGGTCTTAGGATAGCTGTTGTTGATTTGCAGGATCTAAAATTGTTGATAGATACTGATTTAAGGCGAACAGTCATTTTTATTTCCTTTTGTTTTATATCCAGAGTGAAAATGGTGTGGCAGTGAGTTTTTTTATTTATGTGTTTTTTACAACTTTGAATGTTTGCATGCAAGGGTGCATGAATTTGCATCCAAGAAAAGTGTGATCTGAACTCAACATTTGCCATTATTGATATGCTTTTGGCGATACATGCAACTGCATTAAAACCGACTCATTAAGCGCGCAGGCGTGGCGGGGAAAGCATTGCGCGCTAGATGTGGTGACAGCATTTAATTTAATGCGCCTGTGGGCGTCCTGAGCGCGCTGTCGCTTCGCTGGTCTGTGTCGGGGTTGGCTTATAAATGCGTTGTGTGTGGGGCGTCTGAGGCGGTCGGTGATGATGCCGCCCGGAAGCGGCATTTTTGGCGGGTTTTATTCAGATTCCAGGCTGTAATCTTTAAAGCGGATCACTTCCATCCCGAGCCAGTCGTTGATCTCTTTAAATCGCTCCTGCAGCGGCGTCAGCTCGTTACGGACAAACACCCGCGCCACCTTCTCAACATCCCCCATTGAGCCAATGTTTTCAGGCTTGCCGCCCATCAGCTGGAACGGCACGCGATGCGCGTCGAGCAGGTCAGCGGCGCTCACCTTTTTGATATTGAAAAAATCATCCTTTGTGGCGACTTCACTCAGCGGGACAATCTTGATGCCGTCCGGTTTCCCGTTGGGCGCGTAGAAAAACAGATTCTTAAAATTCCCGAGCCCTTTTGAATTACGCATCGCATCACGCAGCGACTCAACGTCGGTGCTGCTTTGCGCGGCATCGGTGACGTACATGATGTAACCCGCGTGCGCGCCGTTCTGGTAATACTTGCGACGAAACAGTGTCGCCGACTCATTCAGCCAGGCGGAATTTAGCGCGCTCAGGTATTCCGGCATCCCGTAAAGCTCCTGATTAATATCAGGCTCAAGCAGATGGAACACCGAGCCGGGCGCAAATTCGTGCGGGTGTGTGAAGCTCGACACATACCAGTAAACGTCATCCTCGACGCCACGTCGGGTGTATTTGGCCGGGGAGGTTTCCAGTTTCAGGAGCTGGCCGGTGACGCTCATTCGCTTCTCAAGGTAGCCGTTGGCGAAGACCAGATAATCGAGCACAAGGCGGCTAAAATCCTGACGCGACAGCAACGGGTGCGGGATGTAGGTGCTCGTGAGAATGTTACGTTTGACGTAAATTGGTGAGCTGTGGTGTACGGCGGCGCGCAGGCTTTTCGCCAGCCCCGAGAAATTGACCGGCGGCTCGTACCATTTCCCGTTATTAATACACTCGACATAGTCGAGGATGTCGCGGCGATCCAGAACCGGGGAGGGCTCACCAAAGGTGAACGCCTCCATTTTTTGAGGTGCGCGGGCGGTCATGGTGTCTGGTTTTTTCTGTCGTTTTTTCATCTTAGTTAATATCCAGAATTGAGGTTGAGTGCATCCCGCTCCCGGCGGAAAGCGGTTCGTTTAACAGGGCATGCATGGTCGCCCACGCGATATCGGCGTGGCTGGCCTCTTCACTGCGGCTCGCTTCATAGGTCGAGCTGCGCCCGCTGCTGGTCATGGTTTTACGGATGGCCATAAACGACTGCGTGATGTCGGTCGCACCGGCGTCATATTCCAGACAACCGCGTCGAATGGTGTCTTTTGCTTTCAGCACCATCGCGGTCTTCATTTCAGGCGTGTAGCGGATAGCGCGTGCTGCTGGGAAGAATGAGCGCACGAGCTGGTAAACACCCTGGCCGATGCCGGTCGCATCGATGCCGATATAGTCGACGGTGTATTTTTCTGTCAGGGAGCGGATGGCCTCGGCCTGCGCTGCAAAATCCATCCCTTTCCACTGGTGACGTTCAAGGATGCGGAACTTGCCCCCTGCGACCAGTGGCGGAGCCAGTACCGCACAGCCTGCGCTGTCGCCGGTGTGTGACGGGTCATAGCCAATCCATACCGGGCGCCAGTTAAACGGACGGTCGGCAAATTGTTCGAAGTCCTCCCACTCTTCCATCGCATCAACCATGCAGCGCTGGAGCTCCTCGAACGGGAATACCGACGCCTTATCGTCGACGAACTCGCACATAAACAGATTGCGGAAATCGTCGGCACTGTTTTCCTGTTTCAGCTGATCCAGATTGAACAGGGTGCAGCCCCCGGCGAGCGCGTCCTCGATGGTGACAATCTGCCGCCACTGTCCATCCGGGCACAGCACGCCACCGGCGAGCGCCTTGTGGCTGATATCGATGTCGACCCGGTCGGCCGCGCTGCTGCGCCCCCGGTTAAACAGCTCGCCAGACCAGAACGGATACGCGCCGTGCGCCAGTGTGGACGGGGTCGAGAAATAGGTGGTGCGCAGGTGCGACTGTGACGCCATCCCCGAGGCGACCTTGCGCAGCCGCTGGAAATTGGGTATCCAGAAAATTTCATCGACATACAGGTCGCCGTTGTGACTCTGTGCGGTGTTTGAGTTGGTCCCGAGGAAAATCAGTTCTGCGCCGTTGTTACCGATGACTATCGGGTCGCCTGACAGGTCGACGTCGACCAGCCGCGCAAAGGCGATGATGTACTTACGGAACACATACGCCTGCGTCTTACTCGCCGACAAAAATATCTGGTTCTGCCCGGTCCTGAGCGCGCGCAGCAGGGACTCGCGAGCAAAGTAGAACGTCGCGCCAATCTGACGCGATTTGAGGATGTGGCGGATACGGTGCTCAAGCCCGGCCCTGTGCCAGTTGAGCTGATACTCAAAAGACTGGTCGAGGAAAATCTCTTCCAGCTTTTCGATGGCCTCATCGCTGAAATAATTGCGTTTCGGCTTTTTGCGATCCCCTTTGTTGCGGTTTGCAATGTTGGGGTTTAAATCCACTTCATTTCCGGTCTGGCCGTAGCGGTTGATGCGCGCGAACCGTTCCATCTGGCGCGACAGAAAATCAGCGACCTTAAAATCATGCGGTGTCAGGTCGGGCTTGGCATAGAGCTGAATCAGGCGCGCCTCAAGTGTGGTTTCCACGCGGTTGAGCGGCGCAGTTTCTTCCCATCCGTCGCGTTGCTTCCAGCTCTGCACCGTCGGGCGCTTCACCTGCAGCGTGTCGGCGATTTGTGGCACAGAAAAGCCCTGCCAGAACAGCAGGCGCGCCTGACGTCGCGGGTCATGCAAAAGGGAGAGGTCGGTCGAGATGGTCATGGTTGCCTCGTGTCGGTGAATACGGGGCAAGGCTAAGGAAATGGCCGGGGATTATCGCTAACCCCCTGTTGTGTCAGGGGTTGCACTTCTGCAAGCGGTGGCTGATGCGGGGCGGAGTCGGGAAACTACACCCGAACCGAAAACCCAACATCAGGACACCTGAACAATGGCAAAGAAAGTTTCTAAATGGTTTCGCATCGGCGTTGAGGGCGACACCTGCGATGGCCGTGTCATCAGCGGGGATGACATTCAGGACATGGCGGACACCTTTGACCCGCGTGTCTATGGCTGTCGCATCAACCTCGAACACCTGCGCGGCATTCTGCCCGACAGCGTGCTCAAGCGTTATGGCGACGTGACCGAAGTGAAAGCGGAAATCATCAGCGATGACTCTGCCCTGAATGGCAAGAAAGCGCTGTTTGGCAAAATCGCGCCGCTTGACGAGCTGGTCGGCATGGTGCGCGCCGGTCAGAAGGTTTACACCTCGATGGAGATCCGCCCGAACTTTGCCAACAGCGGCAAATGTTACCTCGTGGGTCTGGCGGTGACCGATGACCCGGCAAGCCTCGGCACCGAATACCTCGAATTCTGCAGCCGGGCGACGCAGAACCCGCTGGCCGGTAAAAAAGCCCATCCTGACGATCTCTTTTCTGTTGCCACGCTGGCGGAGCTGGAATTCGAGGACGTCCCCGACACCGTGCTCAACAGTCTGACCGACAAGGTTAAGTCTATTTTCAGCCGCAAACAGGTGAGCGACGACGCACGTCTGGCGGATGTGCATGAAGCTGTCACCACCGTCACTGAGCAGGTGCAGACCAGCCTGAGCGCCACCGAAAAGCGCCTGGCTGATATGGAAACTGCCTTCTCGCAGTTCCAGCAGGATGTGACCCGCCAGACCGAAGAAAACGCGCAGGCGTTTACCTCTCTGAAAAGCTCCCTCGATAACACCGAAAGCCAGCGCCAGCCGCGCCGTGAACTCTCAAAGGGCGGAACCGGCGACGAGCTGCTGACCAACTGCTGATAACGCGCCGGGCGTGCTGCCCGGCCAGAACCCTATTTTGAATAACAGGACTATCCATGCGTAAAGAGACCCGCTTTAAATTTAATGCCTACCTGTCCCGCGTCGCGGAACTGAACGGCGTCGAAACCGACGACGTGGCGAAGAAATTCACCGTCGAGCCGTCTGTGACCCAGACCCTGATGAACACCCTGCAGCTGTCGTCCGCGTTTCTGACCCAGATTAACATCGTGCCGGTGGACGAGCTGAAAGGCGAAAAGGTCGGCGTGGGTGTGAACGGCACCATCGCGAGCACCACCGATACCGCCGGGGATGATGAGCGTAAGACCGCTGATTTCACCGCGCTCGAATCCAACCAGTACGAGTGCGCGCAGATTAACTTCGACTTCCATATCCGCTACAAACAGCTCGACCTGTGGGCGAGATTCCAGGACTTCCAGACCCGCATCCGTGACGCGATCATCAAACGCCAGTCGCTCGACTTCATCATGGCCGGTTTCAACGGCATCGAGCGTGCGGCGACCTCGAACCGCAAGCAGAACCCGCTGCTGCAGGATGTCGCCACCGGCTGGCTGCAGAAGTACCGCAATGAAGCCCCGGCGCGCGTGATGTCCAGAATCACCGGCGAAGACGGCACGGTCATTTCCGACGTGATCCGCGTGGGTGAAAACGGCGACTACAAAAACCTCGATGCGCTGGTGATGGACGCCACCACCAACCTGATTGACGAGATTTATCAGGATGACCCGGAGCTCGTGGTCATCACCGGTCGCAAGCTGCTGGCTGACAAATATTTCCCGATCGTCAACAAGACCCAGGAAAACAGCGAGACGCTGGCCGCTGACATCATCATCAGCCAGAAGCGCATCGGCAATCTTCCCGCTGTGCGCGTGCCGTACTTCCCGGCGAATGCCCTGATGATCACGCGCCTCGATAACCTGTCGATTTACTTCATGGATGACGCCCACCGCCGCGCCATCATCGAGGAGCCGAAGAAAGATCGCATCGAAAACTACGAGTCGATGAACGTCGATTACGTGGTTGAAGCCTATGCGGCCGGTGGCCTGATTGAAAATATCACCCTCGGCAAATTTGCGGCACCGGCTGAGCCTGAAAGCGCTGCTGCACCTGCCGACCAGCACAGCGGAGAGTAAGCCATGACGAGCCCCGCAGCGCTTCACATGATGCGGGTCTCGGCCTCTGAAACCGCGCGGCGGGCTGCTGCTCCGCTGCGCAATGCAACTGCCTATGAGCAGATGCTGGTGAAGCTGGCCGCAGACTGTCGCACGTTAAAACAAATCCGGTCCAACGAACGCAAGGCCGACAAAAAGCGCGAGCTGCTGCCGTCCTATCTGCCGTGGGTGGCGGGTGTCCTCGCGAACGGTAAAGGCGCGCAGGATGACATTGTCATGACCGTCATGCTCTGGCGTCTTGATGCGGATGACATTGCCGGTGCGCTGGACATCGCCCGTTACGCGATGACGTGGGGACTCACGATGCCGGTAGGCGGTCATCGCCGCACCACGCCGTATCTGCTGGCCGAGGAGGTTGCGCTTGCTGCGCAGCGTCTGCATGACGCTAAACAATCTCCTGAGCTGGCGCTGCTACTCGATACCCTCGCGCTGACTGAGCGTGCAGATATGCCTGACATCGTGCGCGCGAAGCTGCACAAAATCACCGGATACGTGCTGCGCGATGCAGGCCAGTTGCCCGAGGCACTGGCGCACCTGCAGCGCGCCATTCAGCTGGAGCGCACCATCGGCGTGAAAAAGGATATCGAACAGCTTGAGCGAGCGCTGAAACCGAAGCCCGAACCTGCACCAAAAACGAATAAACCGCGCACGCGCAAAGCTACCGCTAAACCGGCGGTACGGCGCGGGCGTCCTCCCAAAGCGGCAAAAGCCGCAGGTTAACCGAACGCTCCCCGAGCCGGGCGGCACGCCGTTCAATGCGGGTATCACTTGCCCTGACTGCGACCGGCGTCCACCGCCCACCTATTACCCGAGGTTGTCATGACGACACTAATTATTGAGCCCAAAACAGCGCCGCAGGACGTGCCGGGCGTGGTGATACCGCCACCGGGCGAGAGTGAGCCGGTGATTAAAAATACCGGTTTTTTTCCTGATGTAGACCCACAGCGCGTGCGCGAAGAAATGCGACTTGAGCAGACCGTTTCCCCTGTGCGTCTGCGCCGGGCGATAAAAACCGCCATCGCGGAAACCAATGCGGAGCTGCGCGACTGGCGCGACCTGCAGCTCGACGCCGGTCATGCCACGCTCGCGGATGTTCCTTCCGACGAGCTCGACGGCGAAAGCGTGCGCTGCTTCCACTACTTTAACGCCGTGTGCTCGATGACGACCGCCACGCTTTATGAGCGTTATCGCAGCGTGGATGCGACTAACAAGGGCGACAAAAAGGCCGACAGCATCGACAGCACCATCGATGAGATGTGGCGGGATATGCGCTGGTCAGTGGCGCGTATTCAGGACAAGGCGCGCTGTATCGTGGGGCAAATCTGATGAAGGTTTACGCGATGCAGGGCGATACCCTCGACGCAATTTGTGCGCGCTATTACGGGCGCACGGAAGGCGTCGTCGAGACGGTGCTGCAGGCAAATCCGGGGTTGTCTGAGCTGGGCGTCATCCTGCCGCACGGCACGGCGATAGAGCTGCCCGAGACCGACAGCGCACCGAAAACCGAGACGGTGAATCTATGGGACTGAGCATGGAAAAAATCACGACGTTTGTCGCCTACTGGCTGGCCGTGGTGCTGGCGTATTTCGGGGCGATGTCGCCGGAGAAAATGGCGCTCTATGTGGGTGGTGGTTGCGCCATCTTTACCGCGCTGACCAATTTCTGGTTTAAGCGCAAAACCTATCGCTACCTGACCTCGCTCGGACTTGATAAGGGGGCGATACGTGAGCTCAATCATTAAACGCTGCAGTGTGGCCGCGGTGCTGGCGCTGGCCGCATTGATGCCTGACTTTCGTCTGCTTAACACCTCGCCTGAGGGGCTGGGGCTACTCGCTGACCTTGAAGGATGTCGCCTGACGCCTTACCAGTGCAGCGCGGGCGTGTGGACGTCAGGCATCGGCCACACTGCCGGTGTCATCCCAAAAGGGGAAATTACCGAGCGACAGGCGGCGGCGAACCTTGTCGCGGATGTGCTGAACGTCGAGGAGCATCTCGCCGTTTGCGTGCCGGTTGAAATGCCGCCGCGCGTCTATGACGCGCTGGTGAGCTTTTCCTTCAACGTCGGCACCGGCGCGGCGTGTCGTTCGACGCTGGTCTCGTTTATCAAGCGTCATCAGTGGTGGCAGGCGTGCGACCAGCTCACCCGCTGGGTGTTCGTTAATGGCGTCAGAAACAAAGGGCTTGAGAACCGCCGTGCGCGGGAATGGGCTTACTGTGTGAAGGGGATGCAATGAAAGCGCTGATTATTTTGCTGGCCGGGTTGCTCGCCGTGGTGCTGTGGCTGCGCCACGATAACGCAAATCTGTCCCGCTCGTTTGAGCGAGCGAACCGGGTCGCCAGTGAGCAAAAGACGACTATCGGGATGCTGAAAAATCAGCTTTCCGTGTCGCAACGAATCGCCAGAACGAATGAAGCCGGTCAGGTCAGGCTCGCTGATGAACTGACCGCCGCCGGTGAGCTGGCGGCAAGGCGTGAAGAAACTATAACGAGGCTGATGAATGAAAATGAAGATTTACGCCGCTGGTATCGCGCTGATTTGCCTGATGTTGTGCGCCGGTTGCACACCCGCACCGCCTGCGCCTCCGCCGGTCATTGTTTACAGCGCTTGCCCGAAGGTGAGCCTTTGCCCGATGCCGGGAAGCGATCCCTTCACTAACGGCGACCTGAGTGCCGATATTCGCAGGCTTGAGGGCGCGCTGACTGCCTGCGCGCTCAAGGTCGAAACCGTCAAAGACTGTCAGGATAAACTTGATGAAGAAAGCACAGAGCCTGCGCCAGGCGTTAATTGATGCCGTACCGCAGCTAAAAACAAATCCCGAAATGATGCGCATCTTTGCCGATGAGGGGAATATCGATGCGCGGCTCGCGGCCTCACTGTCGCACGAAAAGATTTACACCCTGAATGTGATCGTCTGTGATTTTGTCGGCGACCCCGATTTGATTTTCGTGCCGGTGGCCGCGTGGTTGCGTGAGAATCAGCCGGATATCTGCACCACGGATGAGGGACGCAAAAAGGGCTATCGATTCCAGATGGATTTAAACGACGGTGACAGTGTTGATATCAGTATCAGCCTGCAGCTCACCGAGCGCACGCTCGTCAGGGATGAAAACGGCGCGCTTCACGTCAGCTATGCGCCTGAGCCGCCTTTGCCCGAACCGGTGACGCGTCCGACCGAGTTGTATATCAATGGCGAGCTGGTGAGCAAATGGGATGAATGAGTTAAAGCCCTTTGACGACCAACTCGCCGGGCTGATTGCGGCGATGTCACCGGCGGGGCGGCGAAAGCTCGCCGCTGAGATTGCGAAGGAACTACGCAGATCGCAACAGCAGCGTATCAAGCAGCAAAAAGCACCAGATGGTACGCCGTATCAGGCCAGAAAGCGCCAGCCGCTCAGGTCAAAGTCGGGACGAATCAAGCATGCGATGTTTCAGAAGTTGCGTACGGCTCGTTATATGAAAGCCAGTGGCCGAAGTGATGCTGCTGTGGTCGAGTTTACCGGTAAGGTGCAGCGTATCGCGCAGATTCATCAGTATGGTCTTAAAGATCGGCCAAATGCGCATAGTATGGATATGCAATACCCTGAGCGACATTTGCTTGGATTCAGTAATCCAGATAAACAGCTTATAGAGATGTTGCTACTCAAGAGTCTAACTGCGAGTGATTTTGTAGACGTTAGTTAATATTACGTTCATTGAAAAAGGGAACCATGAGTGTTTCATGGTCCCTAATAAAAGTTATTTTTAATGGAAGTATGCAGCTAATGCTGGAAATAATTTTCCCTTTATTTAATATTATTCATAACTGGTTGTTATGGGGATGTTAAGAAGTTCCTATCTATGATTATCGTGTATGCTCTTTGAAAGTTTTCACGGTCCGAAATGATTGAGTTTAGAACCACTCCTCGCCATGAGAATTTATTTTCATCTTCAAGCTCTTCTTGCAAAAATAACAACACCAACTGCTCGTCAGTTAAGCGATTAATTCTCCGTCTGACTTTGTTTATCCAGTACTTGAATTCTTCCCTGATAATTAACCCATTTCTACTCGCTATATCCATTTTATTTATATGCCAATTTACAATGCTTTTAGTGTTGTCATCTATACTAGGGTGGGCTTGTAGATTCAAAACATAAAAATAGGTGTTTGAAAATAATTCCAATCTAACGAAGTACAGCTCCATCTCTGAACCGTTTTTAAAATGCTCGTCGAAGAAAGGGTGGAGAAATCGCTCTGTCGGGGAATCTATTCTCTTGTTAAGTTTTTTGAAATTACAATCCCCGCATGAAGGGACTAAATTCCAAACATTGAGTGATAGCTCGCAAAATGCATCTTTATCAAAGTAATGGTCCAAGGTAGAACAGACACCCTGACCACAGTAAGGGCATTTAATATTTTTATAAAGATCACGCATATCTGAAATGTATGAGCATTCCTGATAATTTTTGCTTGAATTATAGAGGTTAATTAAAGATTCTCTTACTGTTGAGTAATTAATAGTGCTAACTGAATAATTATTAGTGGCTTCGAATTCTAAACTTAATCTCTCGTTATCCAGTATAAATTTTCGCCAGTTATTGGCGTTATTTAGAAATGCTCTTAAATTACCTCGTCTGTTGCCCTTAACTTTTTCTAATAATGTTTTGATTGTTGTGCCATTGAGTAAGATTGTTTCCGCTGGTGTTTTAATTTTCATTTATTCTGTCCGCAATTGATAAGATGATTTCGCGGTTGAATTCGTTGCCCAATGAATTTATTAGCTCTTTTTTGCTTTTGTATTTATTTGCAATTTCGCGTAGTCTTGAGTCAAAAATACTACTTTCTTCTTTGGTGTTGAATATATAGTTGCTCATGATTTGTAAGTTGCAAGAATAACTCTCAATTTCTGGGTTGTATAAAATAATTTCATTTGAGCCATGAGGCTTTTCAAAAACAGTTACACCGACTCGTGGTATTTCCCGTGCTAAATGTAGTGAGTGGGTTGCTATTATGCATATTGAGTTTGTGTCTAATAAACATTGAGTTAAAATTTTCATCGCTTGAGAGATGAAGTTAGGGTGTAAAAAATTTTCTAATTCATCGATGAAGATAAGGCTATTATTCTGGATTGATGTAAGAATGCACGAAATTATCAATATGAAATTTTCTTGGCCAGAGCTTAATTTTACCCTTTCACCATTTTTTATTAAAAATGCGCTAGAAACACTCGGCAAAATATCTTCATTAAGTTCGTATTGATACTTCGCCATGCTTGATAATTCATTCAGAGATTTGAATGACGAGTAGGTTCCATCTAAACCTACAATTGAGCAATTAATATTTTCCTTAATTATAGAGTCTAATATGCTTAGTGCGTTAAAGGGTAGTTCTTCTGTAACTTCGCGCCTAATCATCTCATTAATCAGGCTTGTTAAATCAAAGGGCTCAACCCCTTCACTTATGCTATATTTTTTACTACGCAAAGTAGAAAAATACTCGTAATCATCAAAATGAGACTCTGAATTCCTATTGCGTAGTCTATGAAGTGCTTTGCTTGTGGCAGGGTAGCTATCTTTAACTGTATTAGAAATCATTATTATTTTGTTAATGTTTTCTGATAGTTTTATATTTCCGCCTCTTAAATAGCACTCTATTATTTGTTCGATGCTGTAACTTTTTCCCGCGCCATTCTTACCAATAAATATATTTATTGGCATTCTCCCTATGATGTCATGGACAAATTTTAATTTTAATTTTAATTTTTTGTCATTTTCTATACTTGGTAGGTTAATGAAAAGATCATCAAGAGAAGTGCTTTTCACATAGTCTTTATTGTTTTTTGAAAAAAGAAAATTAACGCCTTTAAAAAATGCGTACCTGCTCCTGTTATGTGATAAAAGATAATCTTTCGCTAAGCCACTAACATTATTGTTAATTCCTTTTTTTTCGATTACACCTAAATCAAATAATTGGGTTAATAAGTTTTTCGCATATGATTTAGTGTAATTGGCAGCAAGTTTATAATATGATTCATCTGAAACTACTTGACTGCATATGGATAGGTTGTTTTTTTTTGATATTTGGGTGCCCAATAACTTATCGTAATTGATTTTGAAGTGTTCCAGTGTTTCATTGTCTAAAAAAACACGAGTGAAATCATCGTAATAATCAATGTGATATTTGGTGGCAATTGCAAAATCACAAAGATACACTCTGTGATCCTGTTCGCCTTTTAAAATTAAAAACCTTCCGGTAATCTTATTTTCATTACTGTCTTGATTGTGTCTGAAACTATCATGAAATAAGTTTAGATTAGTTAGATATAACACAAAACCTCCAGTTAAATTAAGTGCCTACAATAGATGAGATCAAGAAGAAGTGAAGGGATTATTATAAGAAAAATTAAATCTTCAGGCTTATTCATACCTCATTTTAAGTTGCCATGGCTTTCAAATGCAACCTCTGCCTGATGAATCATCCTTTAAAAGATTTTGTTTGGGTGGAAAACGTACAGTGGAGCGGTTGCGTGATGTTATAACGAGCAACACTGATGGTGCAATATTAAACATTCAAATATTAAATTTTGCTAGAAGTCCTTCAGGAAATTGGGCCACGCCCACAGAGCAAAGATAGTTATTGTGCTGTATGAGTCGATTTATCTTTAAGCTGTTGTTTCATCTCTCATCAAACTTCATCTAATTGCCGCTGTTGCTACCCAGCGGCATCCTTTCCCCATGAATAATCTCACTTCTCTGCAGGATTTCGCACGCGCGATCCGCAACCTTATCCGCACCGGCATCGTGACCGATGTCAACCCCGTCGAGGGTCTTTGTCGTGTCCAGACCGGCGGGATGGAAACCACGTGGCTAAACTGGCTGACCTCTCGCGCCGGTCGCTCGCGTGTGTGGTGGGCTCCTTCTGTTGGCGAGCAGGTGCTGATTCTTGCCATCGGTGGCGAGCTCGACACCGCGTTTGTGCTGCCCTCCATTTTCTCTGATGACAATCCCGCGCCGTCTGCCTCGCCTGATGCGCTTCACATAGCCTTTCCCGACGGGGCGGTCATCGAGTACGAACCCGACAGCGGGGCGCTCACCGTGTCCGGTATCAAAACAGCCGACGTCACCGCGTCGGATTCCATTACCGCCACCGTGCCGGTGGTGCTGGTCAAAGCTGAAACCCGCATCACCCTCGATACACCCGAGGTGGTCTGTACCAACAAGCTCATCACCGGCTCACTTGAAGTGCAGAAGGGCGGAACGATGAAGGGCGATATCACGCACAGCGGCGGGAAATTTATCTCTAACGGCGTGCAGGCGGATGACCACGCACATGGCAATGTGCAGAGCGGCGGGAGCTGGACGAAGGAGACCAAATGACAGTGCGTTATCTGGGCATGAACAGCCAGACCGGGCTCAGTATTTCTGAGGCCGACCATATCAGGCAGAGCGTGCGCGACATTCTGGTCACGCCGGTTGGCTCGCGGGTGATGCGCCGCGAATACGGCTCGCTACTTTCAGCGCTGATTGACCAGCCGCAGACCCCGGCGTTGCGCCTGCAGATTATGGCCGCGTGTTACTCCGCGATCCAGAAGTGGGAGCCGCGCGTCACACTGTCGACCATTACCTTTGAGCGAGGCGAGGCTGACGGCGCGCTGTATGTCGATATTACCGGCACGCGCTCGACGACGAGCCAGCCCTTTTCACTCACCATTCCACTGAGTTAAACGCTATGGCTATTGTTGACCTGAGCCAGCTCGCCGCGCCCGATGTCGTGGAAGAGCTGGATTTTGAAACCATTCTGAGCGAACGAAAAGCGACGCTTGTCTCGCTTTATCCCGAAGACCAGCAGGAGGCGGTCGCGCGCACGCTGACGCTTGAATCTGAGCCGATTGTGAAGCTGCTGCAGGAGAACGCTTATCGTGAAGTCATCTGGCGTCAGCGCGTCAATGAGGCCGCGCGTGCGGTCATGCTGGCCTATGCCGCCGGTGCTGACCTCGACCAGATAGGGGCGAATTCCAGCGTTGAGCGCCTCGTAATTACGCCTGCAGACGAGACCACACTGCCGCCGACGCCTGCGGTGATGGAATCGGACACCGACTATCGCCTACGCATTCAGCAAGCCCCCGAGGGACTGAGTACCGCAGGATCTACCGGGGCATATCAGTTTCACGGCCGCAGCGCCGACGGGCGGGTCGCGGATATTTCCGTTATCAGCCCCGAGCCTGCCTGCGTCACCGTGTCGGTTTTGTCCCGCGAGAATAACGGCGCAGCGTCCGACGAGCTGCTGGCCGTGGTGCGTGCCGCGCTGAATGATGAGGATGTGCGGCCGGTCGCTGACCGCGTGACCGTCCAGTCAGCGACCATTGTCGACTACACCATCGACGCGGCGCTTTACCTTTACCCCGGCCCCGAAAGCGAGCCGGTGCTCAGTGCGGCAAAAGCGAAGCTGCAGACCTATATCAGCGCACAGCACCGGCTCGGGCGGGATATTCGCAAGTCAGCCATCTACGCCGCGCTCCACGTCGAGGGGGTGCAGCGTGTCGAGCTGGTAGCACCCGTGGCCGATATCGTGCTCGATGATACGCAGGCGTCTTATTGCACCGCGTACAGCGTGACGGTCGGGGGTAACGATGAGTAATAACCGACTGCTGCCGGTCGGCTCGTCACCGCTTGAGGTGGCGGCGGCGCGCGCCTGTGCGGATATCGAAAATACCCCCGTCCCGCTGCGCCGCCTGTGGAACGCCGACACCTGCCCGGCGAATTTGCTGCCGTGGCTTGCCTGGGCGTTTTCGGTTGACCGCTGGGATGAAAGCTGGCCGGAAGAAACGAAACGCGAGGTGATCCGCGCGGCGTGGTTTATCCATGCGCACAAAGGGACGATTGGTGCGGTGCGACGTGTGGTCGAGCCGCTCGGGTATCTGATTAACGTGACGGAATGGTGGGAAACGAACGACCCGCCCGGCACATTCCGCCTCGATATCGGCGTGTTAGAGACCGGTATCACCGAGGAAATGTATTACGAAATGGAGCGGCTGGTTGCCGACGCCAAACCCGCGAGTCGCCATCTTATCGGTCTGAATATTATTCAGGATATTCCGGGTCATCTGTATTACGGCGCGCTGACCTATGACGGCGATATCACCACGGTTTACCCCGGATAAGTGAGAGCAAAATGACAGTAAAATATAAAACCGTTATCACCCGAGCCGGTGCGGAGAAACTGGCGGCGGCGAGCGTCCCGAACGGGAAAAAAGTTAATTTCGTGGCGATGTCCGTCGGGGATGGCGGCGGGAAACTGCCCGAACCGAACGCCAGTCAGACAAAGCTGGTCAATGAGGTCTGGCGTCATGCGCTGAATAAAATCAGCCAGGACAAAAAGCACAAAAACTATGTCGTCGCGGAGCTGGTGATTCCGCCAGAGACCGGCGGTTTCTGGCTGCGTGAAATGGGGCTTTACGATGACACCGGCACGCTGATTGCGGTCGGTAATATGGCAGAGAGCTACAAGCCCGAGCTGGCGGAAGGGTCGGGACGCGCGCAGACCCTGCGAATGGTTATCATGGTGAGCGATATCGACACGGTCGAGCTGTCCATCGATACCACACTGGTGATGGCAACGCAGGATTATGTCGACGATAAGCTCGCGGAGCATGAGCAATCCCGTCGCCATCCCGACGCCACACTGAAAGAAAAGGGTTTCACGCAGTTAAGCAATGCAACCGACAGCACGTCTGAGACGCTCGCCGCGACGCCGAAAGCGGTTAAGGCGGCGTATGACCTTGCTGATGGTAAATATACGGCTCAGGACGCCACCACAAAGCAGAAGGGCATTGTCCAGCTCAGTAGTGCGACCGACAGCACCTCGGAAGCGCTGGCGGCGACCCCAAAGGCGGTAAAGGGCGTTAATGATGACCTGACCAAAGTTAAGGAGAGCCTCGGAACGGCGGCAAAAGCAGATGTCGTCACGTCGATGACAGATACGACAGTCGGGCGAGTACCGGTGACGGGCTGGCACGGGCTGGGAGCTGTGGCACCCCGCACGCCTGCCGTAGCGAGTAACAATTACGACAATATTCCGACGGATTTACCTTCCGGTTTCTGGACGCACGCTGTCAGCGGTGGACCTTACGCCTATACCTTTACGCTTTATCAGGATGGTGGGGCGGCAAAGCAAAGTCGTCACCTGATTATTCCATCCGATCCAAAAGGCAAAATCGCGTTTCGATGGGATGGCGCAACGGGGACGGGTAGCAAGGATTATCAGTATTTTTACACCGATAAAAACAAGCCATCAGCGGCGGATGTTGACGCCGTTTCAGCATCGCAGGGCGGGACATTCCAGAAAGCCATAGCTGTTAAAGGCAATGGCGCAGCGGTAGCGCTGTGGCCGCTTGCTGCTGGTCAGTCAACTTATCTTCTGGGCAAGGATTACAACGGGGATAACGTATTTTATGTGGGGCGGGGAGGCGCAAATTATCATGTTTCGCTTTTTAACTATAAGGGCGGAACTGGATTAGTTTTGGGTGAAGATGGTTCTATTTCTGTAACCACAGCCAATGGCAGGGCCGTTAATTTGAGTGGCCCCATGAAAGCCACGGGTGAAATGCAAAGCTCAAGCGCTAATAGTTTCCGAATAGCTTACGGGAGTTACGGCACATTCTGGCGAAACGATGGCAACAGACTTTATCTGATGATGACAAACTCCGGTGATCAGTTCGGAGGCTATAACAACCTACGTCCATTTTACGTCGATATCTCTACCGGCGCAGTCACTATGGGGCATGGTCTTGCCGTGAATGGTGGAATCACTGGTAGCGGGAGATTTGTTCCGTCAGATTACGGTAACTTTGATTCACGTTATTACACGAAAGCGCAATCTGATGCGGGTTATATGGCTAAAACCGGAGCCTATACCAAAGCCGAAAGCGACGGGCGCTATCCGCTAAAAACAGCAACGGTGATCGATGTTCGTCAGGGAAGTCCTGGAACGATTGTACTGAAACGTAATGGCTGGAATTACGTTCCGGGCGGGTGTGCGTTTACGGGCTGGTATGTTGAAGGGGATGCGCCGGTTGATGACACTATTCAGTACAAGCCGATACAAATAAATATCAACGGTGCATGGCGAACCATTTCGGGGTAAATATGGAACTTAAAACACTCACGGCTTACGAGCCTGTCGTCAGAGAAGCTGACAATATTCTTTATCTGCAAGATGAGGACGGAAAAGACTGGTACGCCAGTCAGTCCCTGTTTTCAGCCACTAAGTTAAAAATTGCTTTTACCGATGACGGGATTATCCGCACGGCGGATTACGATGTTTCTGCGCTGTGGCCGGTCAATATGGCGGTGGCGGAAGTCACGAAAAAATCCGTGCCTGCAGGTTTCAATATCGATGGCGAATGGATGTATGACGGCAAAAAAATCATCCCCGCGCCGGTGGATCATGTGGCACGAGCAGAGGCAAAGAAGCAAAGCCTTTTGTCGGAGGTCTCGCAGATTATCTCGCCGCTGCAGGATGCGGCGGAGCTGGGGATTGCGACAGAGGAAGAATTAGCGCTCCTGACAGCGATGAAAACATACCGCGTCCTGTTAGGCCGGGTAGAACCCGCCAGCGCGCCAGATATTGACTGGCCGGTTAAACCAGAATGACCAGAGCCCTCCACCCGGAGGGCTTTTTGTTTGTTGTGTTATCCCTCCTCCAACGCCGTTTCATCGCGCCAGTCGTGTACACAACAGAAAATAGTTGCACCCTTACACCACGGAGTTTAACGGATGAGCGACTATCATCACGGCGTGCAGGTCATCGAGATTAACGACGGCGTGCGCACCATTTCCACCGTCTCAACGGCCATCATCGGCATGGTCTGCACGGCCAGCGATGCTGACGAAAACGCATTCCCGCTCAATGAGCCGGTGCTGATTACCAGCGTGCAAACCGCTATCGGTAAAGCCGGTAAACAGGGCACGCTTTCACAATCCCTGCAGGCCATTGCCGACCAGTGCAAACCGGTCATTGTCGTCGTGCGCGTGGCTGAAGGTGTCGACGACCCCGACGACCCCGACGCGGCACAGAAAGAAACGATTTCGAACATCATCGGCACCACGGACGAAAACGGGAAATATACCGGCCTGAAAGCGCTGCTGACGGCGCAGACCGTCACCGGCGTTAAGCCGCGCATTCTCGGTGTGCCGGGGCTGGATACGCAGGAAGTGGCGACCGCGCTCGCGTCAACCTGTCAGAGTCTGCGCGCCTTTGGCTATATCAGTGCGTGGGGCTGCAAAACCATTTCTGATGCCATCGACTACCGCGAGAATTTCAGCCAGCGCGAGCTGATGGTCATCTTCCCTGATTTTCTGGCATGGGACACCACGGCGAACGCCACGACGAACGCCTGGGCGACGGCGCGCGCGCTGGGGCTGCGTGCCAGAATCGACCAGACGACCGGCTGGCACAAAACCCTGTCGAACGTCGGCGTGAATGGCGTCACCGGCGTTAGTGCCTCGGTGTCGTGGGATTTGCAGGAACCGGCGACCGACGCCAACCTGCTTAATCAGGCCGGTGTGACGACTCTGATCCGCAACGACGGCTTTAAGTTCTGGGGCAACCGCACCTGCTCGGATGACCCGCTTTTCCTGTTTGAGAACTACACCCGCACCGCGCAGGTGCTGGCCGACACGATGGCAGAGGCGCACGCGTGGGCGATGGATAAACCCATTACCCCGACGCTTATTCGCGACATCGTGGCCGGTATCAATGCCAAATTCCGCGAGCTGAAAAACAACGGCTATATCGTCGATGGCTCCTGCTGGTACGACCCGGAGTCGAACGACACCGCGACCCTGAAGGTAGGGAAACTGTATATCGATTACGACTATACCCCCGTCCCGCCGCTGGAACACCTGACCCTGCGCCAGCGCATCACTGATACCTATCTGGCGAACCTGTCGGACTCGGTCAACAGCTAAGGAGCTGCAAGCATGGCATTACCGCGCAAGCTTAAATATCTGAACATGTTCAACGACGGCCTGAGCTACATGGGCGTCGTGGAATCCGTCACCCTGCCGAAGCTGACCCGCAAGCTCGAAAAATATCGCGGCGGCGGGATGCCGGGCTCGGTATCAATTGACCTCGGTCTCGATGACGACGCGCTGTCGCTTGAGTGGACGCTCGGCGGTCTGCCCGATGTCGACCTGTGGGCGCAGTACGCCTCGCCGGGTGCTGACAGCGTGCCGCTGCGCTTTACCGGCTCGTATCAGCGCGACGACACCGGCGCGATTTCTGCCGTTGAGGTGGTGATGCGGGGCCGTCACAAAGAGTACGACGGCGGCGAAAACAAACAGGGTGAAAGCGGGACGACCAAAATGTCGACCGAGTGCGCCTATTACCAGCTCACGATTGATGGCCGCGAAGTCATCGAGATTGACGTCATCAACATGGTGCTGAAAGTAGACGGCGTCGACCGTCTGGCTGAGCACCGCAAGGCCATCGGTCTGTAACCCCTGACCCGGTCAGCAATGCTGGCCGGTCACTTAACTTTGAAGAGAGAAACATCATGGAAAATATCAACGAAACCGCCACCACCGAAACCAAAAAACCGAACGTCGTGATCCTCGATACCCCACTGATGCGCGGCGAGCAGAAAATTGAGCAGATCACCCTGACCAAACCGAACGCGGGAACCCTGCGCGGTGTGTCGCTGGCATCACTGGCAAACTCTGACGTCGATGCCCTGATTAAGGTGCTGCCGCGCATGACCTATCCTGCGCTGACTGAGCACGAGGTCGCGCGTCTGGATGTGTCCGACCTGATTTCGCTCGCCGGTAAGGTGGTCGGTTTTTTGTCGCCTGTTTCGGAACACTAGAATTTCACGAAAACCTGTCGGTCGATGACCTGATGGCGGATATCGCGGTGGTTTTTCACTGGCCGCCATCAGAGCTGAATTCCCTGAGCGTGACCGAGCTCTTCACGTGGCGCGAGAAAGCGCTGCAGCGTAGCGGAAACCATCATGAGCAATAATGTCAGACTTGAGGTACTGCTGAACGCGGTCGACCGGGCAAGCCGACCGCTTAAGGCTATCCAGACCGCCAGCAAATCCCTTACCGGCGACATCCGCACTTCACAGAAAAGCCTGCGCGAGCTTAACGCGCAGGCATCCCGCATTGAGGGATTCAGGAAAGCCAGCGCGCAGCTTGCCGTCACCGGTCAGTCACTGGAAAAGGCAAAGCAGGAGGCGGCGGCTCTTGCCACGCAGTTTAAAAACACCGAGCGCCCGACGCGCGCGCAGGCACAGGTACTTGAATCCGCGAAGCGTGCAGCCGACGGGCTGCAAACAAAATACAACAGCCTCACCGAATCCATTAAACGCCAGCAACGCGAGCTCGGCGCGGTGGGGATTAATACCCGTAATCTGGCAAATGATGAGCGGGGGCTTAAGTCGCGCATCAGCGAGACCACTGCGCAGCTCAATCGTCAGCGTGATGCACTGGCGAAGGTCAGCGCACAGCAGGCAAAGCTCAACCGGGTGAAAGAGCGCTATCAGGCCGGTAAATCAATGGCCGGTAGTGCGGCGGCCGCAGGTGCTGCCGGGGTCGGTATTGCTACGGCGGGAACGCTGGCAGGTGTAAAACTGATGATGCCGGGCTTTGATTTTGCGCAGAAAAACTCTGAGCTGCAGGCGGTGCTCGGCGTTGAGAAACAATCGCCCGAAATGCAGGCGCTGCGTAAACAGGCGCGACAGCTCGGTGACAATACCGCTGCGTCTGCCGATGACGCGGCCAGTGCGCAAATCATCATTGCCAAAAGCGGCGGCGATGCGGCTGCGATTCAGGCGGCGACGCCGGTCACGCTGAATATGGCGCTGTCGAATCAACGCTCGATGGAAGAGAACGCCGCGCTGCTGACCGGGATGAAATCTGCCTTTCAGCTTTCCAACGACAAAGTCGCGCACATTGGCGATGTGCTCTCGATGACGATGAACAAAACCGCCGCTGACTTTGACGGGTTAAGCGACGCGCTAACCTATGCCGCGCCGGTGGCGAAAAATGCCGGGGTGAGTATCGAGGAAACTGCCGCGATGGTGGGCGCGCTGCATGACTCCAAAATCACCGGCTCGATGGCGGGAACGGGGAGCCGTGCCGTGCTGAGTCGCCTGCAGGCGCCGACCGGTAAAGCCTATGACGCCATCAAAGAGCTCGGGGTGAAAACGTCGGACAGCAAGGGGAACACGCGCCCGATATTTTCCATCCTGAAAGAAATGCAGCGCAGTTTTGAGAAGAACAATCTCGGCACCGGTCAGAAAGCCGAATACATGAAAACCATTTTTGGTGAGGAAGCCAGCTCCTCGGCGGCGGTACTGATGGCCGCCGCGTCGACCGGCAAACTCGACCAGCTCACCGCTGCGTTTAAAGCCTCGGACGGCAAGACCGAGGAGCTGGTTAAAGTCATGCAGGACAACCTCGGCGGCGACTTTAAAGAGTTCCAGTCGGCGTATGAGGCGGTCGGGACTGACCTGTTTGACCAGCAGGAGGACTCACTGCGCAGGCTGACGCAAACGGCCACGCAGTATGTGCTCAGGCTCGATGGCTGGATCACGAAAAATAAGGGGCTGGCGACCACTATCGGTGTGGTGGCAGGTGGTGCGCTGGCGCTGATTGGCGTGATGGGCGGGATTGGCCTTGTCGCCTGGCCGGTGGTGATGGGGATTAATGCCATCATTGCCGCCGCTGGCGTGATGGGCGTGGTATTCAGCACGGTCGGCAGTGCGATTGTGACGGCCATAGGTGCAATCAGTCTGCCGGTGGTGGCCGTGGTCGCGGCTGTCGTGGCCGGTGCGCTGCTCATCCGTAAATACTGGGAGCCTATAAGTGCCTTTTTCTCAGGCGTGGTGGAGGGGCTCAAAGCGGCCTTTGCGCCGGTCGGGGAAATGTTTGCCCCGCTCGCACCGGTATTTGACGCCATTGCCGAAAAACTCGGTGTCGTCTGGAAGTGGTTTAAAGACCTGCTTGCGCCAGTGAAAGCCACGCAGGAGACGCTCGACAGCTGCAAGAATGTCGGTGTGGCCTTTGGTAAGGCGCTGGCGGATGCGCTGATGTTACCGCTCAATATCTTTAACAGCATAAGCGGCAAAGTCAGCTGGCTGCTGGAAAAGCTCGGGGTGGTGAAAAAGGAATCCAGCGACCTTGACCAGACGGCGGCGAAAGCAGACAAGGCTGCGCCGGGTGGCGGGTACATCCCGCAGACCGCAGGGTATGGTGGTTATCAGGCTTACCGGCCAGTGACAGCCTCTGCCGGGCAGTCCTATATCGACCAGAGCAAAAGCGAGTACAACATCACCCTGCAGGGTGGGGGCGCACCGGGCAGTGACCTCGACCGCCAGCTGCGCGAGGCCGTCGAAAAACTCGACCGTGAGAAACGGGCGCGCCAGCGCTCCAGCATGAGACACGATTAAGGAGGGAAACACATGCTAATGGTGCTGGGCTTTTTTGTGTTTGAACGGCATACCCTGCCGTATCAGTCTATGCAGTATTCGAAGGATTACCGCTGGGCGTCTAATGACCGCATCGGCAAGCCACCGGCGTATCAGTTTCTCGGGGAGGGGGAAACCTCCCGCACCCTGTCGGGCACGCTTTACCCTGAAATCACCGGCGGCCGCCTGTCGCTAACGGCGGTCGAACTGATGGCCGATGAGGGCAGGGCGTGGCCGCTGATTGACGGGACGGGCATGATCCTCGGGATGTATGTCATCGAGAAAGTGACCCACACCCACACCGAGCTTTTCAGCGATGGCCAGGCGCGCAAAATCGAGTTTAGCCTGTCGCTGAAACGCGTCGATGATTCTCTCGCGGCCATTTATGGCGACCTGCAAACGCAGGCTGACGGTCTGGTCACGTCAGCCGGTAACTGGCTCGGAGGGCTGGCGGGATGATAACGGGAATGAACGTGCAGGCCGGGGCGAAAATTGCCCCGGCGTTTATGCTCACGCTCGATGGCGCAGATATCACGCAGAATTTCAGTGACCGGCTCATCGGCCTGACCATGACGGACAATCGCGGATTCGAGGCTGACCAGCTCGATATCGAGCTCGATGATGCCGACGGGCTGGTCGAGCTGCCGCCGCGCGGTGCATCGCTGACGCTGTGGCTGGGCTGGCAGGGCTTCGCGTTGCTGAACAAGGGAAGTTTTACGGTCGATGAAATCGAGCACCGGGGCGCACCCGATACGCTGACTATCCGGGGGCGCAGTGCGGATTTTCGCGGGACGCTCAACTCACGCCGCGAGCAATCGTGGCATGACACCACGCTCGGAGTGATTGTGGAGACCATTGCGCAGCGCAACCAACTCACGGCCAGCGTCGCTGACAGCCTTAAAGCGATCCCGGTGCCGCATATTGACCAGTCGCAGGAATCCGACGCGGCATTTCTCGCCCGACTGGCGGAGCGTAACGGCGCATCAGTCTCAGTGAAATACGGCAAATTACTATTCTTGAGAGCCGGTAGCGGGATGACGGCCAGCGGCAAGGCTATCCCACAAATGACCGTTGAACGCGGTGACGGCGACCGGCATCAGTTCGCCATTGCTGACCGCGAGGCGTACACCGGCGTCACGGCGAAATGGCTGCACACCAGAGACCCGAAACCGCAAAAGCAAAAGGTGAAGCTGAAACGCAAGCCGAAAGAGCAGCACCTGCGCGCACTGCAGCACCCGAAAGCCGTAAAAGTACCGGCAAAGAGCCAAGCAAAGAAGGAGCAGGAAGCGCGCGAGGGCGACTATATGGCCGGTGAGTCTGACAACGTTCTGGAGCTCACGACCATTTTTGCGACAAAGGCGCAGGCGATGCGCGCCGCTCAGGCGAAGTGGGACAAGATACAGCGTGGGGTGGCGGAGTTTTCGATTATGCTCGCCACTGGTAGGGCAGATTTATTTCCTGAAACGCCGGTGTCGGTGAAAGGCTTTAAGCGCGTCATAGACGAGCAGGCGTGGATAATCAGCCGGGTGGTGCATAGTCTTAACGGGAGTGGCTACACGACAGGCTTAGAGCTTGAGGTGAAGGTGTCAGACGTTGAGTATGAGAGTGAAGAAACTAAATAGATAAATTAATTTATGTATTTGTTTTATATGGATAAAGTGAGTAAAATTAACGCATCGGAATCGTTAAGAGGTGCTCACCATGTTTCACTGTCCAAAATGCCATTACGCTGCCCATGCTCGCACGAGCCGTTATTTCTCTGATACTACAAAGGAACGGTATCATCAGTGTACAAATATCAACTGCAGCTGCACCTTTGTCACGACCGAAACCCTTTCGCGCTTTATCGTTTCGCCGGGTGAGGTAGTGCCAGCGCCGCCGCATCCAACAACGTCAGGCCAGCAGCAGATCCATTGGCAATGAAAATTGAAAAAAGCCAAAAATTGGCGAAACTTCATTTACAAAACTAATGTTCTTCATATAATTTTCATAATTCACATCAACTAGTTGATTTTAATGTTGTTTAAGGAAAAGATACAGGTTGGGTAAAGTTCTTAAGATGCATCGATTTTCTGTATAAAAGCATTCCATTTAATATATAAATAGTTTAATGCTAGAGGTTTCTAAAATTTAATACAGGTGGTAAGTAATGGAAATAATACAGCAGGCAATAAAAAAACTTGCTAACTCTATGAGGATGTATGGAGAAGTATGTTTTGATTTTCAAAGGCTTGTGAAAATAGATAAAGAGGAGGCAATAGATAATCTCGATCGTGCATTTGAGGCGAAGTTGGAAGCATTTCATAGTCTGTATGATGTAACGAAGAATGATATTGATTATTTTGCTAATGGTGATACGGCTGCTTTAATATTAATGCGTAATGCTATTCATCATCGCGACCATCTTCTGTTCAAAAGCTGGAATCAGGTAATGGCGCTAGATGATGGATATAAAAATCATTATGGTGCAGAGTTTCTTTTGGTGGCATTCGAGATTCTTGGTTCTCCCCCTAGGCAAAAATATTATTATAAGCTCGAAGATTTCTATCTAAGAATTGATGAAAAGTTAGACTCACCTTATCTTGTGCAGCGAATGAAAAATGCAAGTCGCGAAAAAATGATTTCCCAATTTGATACTGAATTAAATTTCGCTGAAGTCAAGAGTTATGCGTCGCAAGAACGTTACCCTGATAATCAAATATATATAAATGTCATTCCAATTTTTGTATCTGCAGTATGCCGCGTGTTTACCGCTTTAAGGGGAAATGGGGTGGATTTTGTAGGCTTTGATGCTAATGCATATAAAGAGCCTTTTACCAACGAGTTGTCTGTTGATTTTTCGAAGATAATTTATACTCCATTGCGTATAACTTAAATTACTGAGGCAGGTAGTGATATGTAAATGCTAGCCTGCCATTTTTTGATTCCACCAGATTGCATTACTTAAATGTGGGATCTGTAGGGAATGATTAATTTTTAATAAATTAACAATTCATTGATTAATTCTATAAGGATTTTTTTATGATGTTTGATAAAAAAGCCATCAACTCATTGAGTTTACTATAATCAACTTTTGACTCAAAATATTGATAATGATTGCCTGACATAAATGCCAAATGCATTTTTTCTGTTTCAATGGCTGTCGTAATTTTTAGTGCTTCATATTTATCTATAAATTCAATGCCTTCCTTTTTGGTTAGGAAAAGACATATCTGGTATGCTTTTCTATCACTAGAAGTATAATTCTTAAGCGCAACCTCTAAAATAATGGAAGGATCATATTGTGAATGGTTGCTATTATTTGAACTGGTGACGCTATTAAATTTCTCAAGAAAATCATCAATTCTCAATAATAACTGCTCTCTACGCCACTCGTTCATTGATTTATTTCTATTGTCGCGTGCAATGAACCAATTAACACATGCAGTGACTGCAACACCCAGAAGCGATCCACATACAGCCAAAAGCGCAACATTTATAGTAGTCAACTCCATAAACCCTCCCATGTCATTAGTTTTTCTAAATTACAGATTAATAAAGGTAAAACAATCTTATAGAGATTACATTTCCTCAAGTATCATTCATGTGTCAAATTCATACTAAAAATACATAAAGGCTTTAGCATAAAATGTTAAATAACAGATGAGTAAATTTTAATGAAAGGAGCCCTTAAAAAAAGGGCCTCTCATATCGATGTGGTCAACATGTGGACGTGACCTGAAATAAATCCTTTTATTTCATTATGTTGAAGCATTTTCAAAAGCTCCTGCGGGAGCCTTCCCCCCTCACCTCAAAACACTTTCTTGAACGGTCTGACGGTCACTTTCTCATAAACCCCTGCCGCGACGTACGGGTCTGCTTCGGCCCAGGACTGTGCAGCTTCCAGCGATTCAAACTCCGCAATGAC